AAGAGACATTTTAATATTTGCAAAAACAGATCCTAGAGGTTTTTTAACTTTATTAAAAGACCCTATGTTAAAAATGAACGCAACTATTCAGGCTTTTTTCGATAAAAGTTTACTAACATTAAGAAATAATCAAAAAGAAGTGTGGTTTAATACACCTTCAAACAAAAAGAAAATGCTTAACGTTCCTTACGGAGAAGATCATTTATATATGTCGGCCTCTTTCTTTCAGTCAGATGAAGGATTGGAATCATACAAGCATCTTAAAGAATTAGCAAAAAATAAATAAAAACTTTGTAGGTTTAAATATTATCCATATATTTGAAGTATTCTTACTTACAGCCAATAGATGAAAGCTTCACGCTAATTCTATTGGCTTTTTTTTTGTACCTTTGTTCATTATTAACATCTAAAATTTATAACTGATGGCAAAATTATTAACAGTAAAAACAGCTTCAAACGGAAATTTAATAATTCCCGCAGAGAAGATTATTTTTTGTAATACTACCGGATCTCCCTTTACCAGTACTTCAATTTATTACAGTGGAGTAGAGGCAACTTTTGATGTAATCACTCTAACTCATGCAGCAGATACTTCCAGTGGTAACAACATGGTAAATTATTTACAATCAAAATTTGTAGAAGTAGCGCAAAGCAAGTGGTCTGAAGGAGTACTCGATATAACTCACGATGCGCCTACAGTAATCTCTAACGTAACAATAGCTTAATTATGATAAAATATTTCAACCTTCCAGTAACCGGATTGAAACCGGTTTTAGTAAACGCAAGCGAGGCTTTGTTTATTAATCAAACATCAACTACAGAAGCTTTTATAAATTATAACGGAACTTCTGCAGGTACAGATAGTATAAAGTTGACTCACGCTGCGGATTCAACCGAAGTGGCGATGCAGAATTTTTTAATAGAAGAATTGCAAAATATGCTCTCATCCTCTTATACTAATGTAGCTCCTCTTTTGGCTCCCCCAATGGTTGTGGGCATTGTTCAACTAGCTTAATATTAGCGAATAACTTAATTATCTAAAGAGGGGTCAATTTTAATTGACCTCTTTTTTTTTTGCTTATCTTTGTTTAAAATAAGTAGCAATGATAAATTCTGTACGAAATACAGTTTTAGCGATTATAAATAAAAACAACTACGGTTACATATCTCCATCAGATTTTAACCTTTTTGCAAAGCAAGCTCAGTTGGATATATTTGACGAATATTTTTATTCATATAATCAACAAATTAATAAAGAAAATTCTCGCGTTTCAGGAACTGAATATGCGGATATTAAAAAAGGAATAGAAGAAGTAATAGATACTTTTTCAGTAACAGCGCCTTTAGCGCAAATAGCACTAAATGTGTTTTCTGTCCCGACTACAGCTAGTACTGGATCAGATTATTATTTATTAAATAAAGTTTTATGTTCTTCCGCTGGTATTTACAAGGGGGAAGCTGAACAAGTAAGCAATAGTAAAATAACACTTTTAAATAGCTCTCTTTTAACAGCTCCGTCTGTAGCATATCCTGCGTATACTCAAGAGGGTAATAATATATCTATATTTCCAGTAACATATAATACAGTGGGAGATATTCAGGCACAATATATTAGATACCCTTTAGATCCAAAATGGACTTACGCAACTATATCTAATGGTGATCCATTATTTGATCAGAGTCAGACAGATTATCGAGACTTTGAGTTACCTATAGATGACAGTAATAACTTAGTAGCTAAGATATTACAATATGCAGGGATGTCAATCAGAGAGGGAGACGTAGTTAAGTTCGGTCAAATGGAAGAACAAATAGAAAATCAACAGCAATAGGCATGGCATATATAGATCAAAAAAAATATTACACTAATGATGGAGTTGCACCTACAGATTCAAACTGGGGTTCATCTCAGTATGTTAGCTTGGCTGATGTAGTGACTAACTTCCTATTGATGTATGATGGAAATCATTCTTTAATTAATAACGAGAATAGATACAAAATATTATTTCACGCAAAGCGAGGTATACAAGAATTAAATTATGATGCATTCAAAGAAATAAAATCTTTAGAGCTTACCGTTTATGACGACCTAAGATTTGTTTTACCATCCGATTATGTAAATTGGGTTAAACTGTCCTTGTTTAAGGATGGTGTGGTTAGAGATCTTACGGAAAACATACAGGTTCAATCTGCTGTTTCTTATATTCAAACGGCGACTGCATCATTTACTTATGACGCTAGTGATAATGTAAATACAGAGACTTCTGCTATTGACACTCAAAGACTAGACGGAAGCTTAAGGAGTATTTATCTTAACGATGTTATAGATGAGGATGTAACTCCAGAGGTCAATAACTACGATAGCGACTTATTCAGATCAGGAATAGGGGCTAGATATGGTTTAAATACAGAGACAGCCAATATTAATCCAACATTTACTATAGACAAGAAGGCTGGAGTTATTAATTTTGATTCTACTATGGCTAATCAGAGTTGTATATTACAATACATATCTGATGGTATGGAGAATGGAGATGATTCTTTAGTTACTGTAAATAAAATGTTTGAAGAGTATATATACGCATACATAACTTATGCTATTTTAAATAGTAAATTTAATGTGCAGGAGTATATTATAAATAGAGCTAGAAAAAACAAAGCTGCTCTTTTAAGAAACGCAAAAATTAGATTAAGCAATATTCATCCAAGTAGACTTATCATGAGCATGAGAGGACAGAATAAGTGGATTAAATAAGATGGGAAAATATCAAAGAAATTTTATTAGAGGGCGAATGAACAAGAGCCTTGACGAAAGGCTTATACCCAAAGGTGAGTATATAGATGCTTTGAATGTTCGATTGGGCTCTACGGAGGCTTCGGAGATAGGTTCTGTGGAAAGCTCAAAGGGTAATACTGTACTTACTTCTTTAATATTTACTGATCCTACAACTTTAACTGAGTTGGCGTTAAGTTCAAGCGCTAGAACACTGGGTGTTTACGAGGACGGAGCTAATGAGACTATATACTGGTTTGTTCATGATCCAGCTTTCCTGTTAGGAGATACTGGAAAATGCGACATGATAGTTTCTTTTACGACAACTACGGGTCAAGTAAATTACCATGTAATAAGCATTGATGATGGCAGTGGAATTTTAACTACACTAAACTTTAACCCTGAGCATTTAATAACGGGAGTGAATTTAGTTTCAAACTTATTGTTTTTTACGGATGATTTTAATCCTCCTAGATTCATAAACATAAACAACCTTTATAGTATTCCGTCTGATGCAGGTACAGTAGCTCCTATTCCTGTGTGGTATTTTACAGCAGGATCGACGGTTCAGGGCGGCATAGAAACAATAGGATTTGATCAAGGCACTTTGTCTCCTTGTCCTAATCCAGTTGGAGCAATTGGCACTGGAGTAGCTCCTACTGTTACTCAGATTCCATTGCCGGGGACTGATTGTTATACATTAGGTACGCTAACAAGAAGTAAGGGGTTTGGCATACAAGGACTTAATAATTCAAATAACTTTGCTTTAACTTCTTTCACGTATCTTCCTTCTACAGGAGCTGGAGAGTTTACTATGATAAACACGAGTGGTATTAGTAATCCAGGATCGGGAAGTTTTTCGGGAACAATTACCGGGAACAACGCAACTAGTGGAACTTGGGAGGTTAGTTATAACCCCGGGAATACATATGTAGATTCTACTGGAACTGTTTTGACTCCAGAATCATTAGGTCAGATTACATATACAGGAATAACTTTAGTTGATACTGTAACTTACACCATTAATATTTAGACATGTCATATATAGATAATTTTACTGCAGAGAGTATTTTGGTTATAAAAAAACCACCGGCATCTGCACCTATAATAACACCTCTTGCTTTGCCAACACAAAACAATTTTTTAGAGGAGAGGTTTGTATGCTTTGCTTATAGATATGAATATCAAAATGGAGAGTTTTCGGCAACCTCACAATTTAGTGACCCTGCTTTTACTCCAGAGGCTTATACTTTTAGTTATGATAGCTTTCTGAATGAAGGGATGAGTAACTCTAAAAACGGAGTACAAATAACGTACAATACTGGAGGGCCTTTAGTTGTTGCTATAGAGTTGCTCTTCAAGGAGATGGATGACCCAACTATTAAGGTTATCGAAAGAATAGATAAAGCCAATCAAAATACAGGTAATGATAATGATCTTACCTATGAATTTGGAACTCAAAAAATATTTACAGTACTTCCTGAGTATGAGATATTGAGATCATACGATAACGTACCTAGAACAGCTCAAGCGCAGACATTGATGGGTAACAGGCTGGTTTATGGTAACTATATAGAAGGCTATAATCTTACTGATAAACTTGGAGTTCCAGTTGACTTTACATATACAG